CGAAGAGATAACTGAACGTCATGAGTGGTATTATCTGCCTCGTCAATGATGACGACTTTATGCTTACCACCACCAGTTAAACTGACAGAACTGGCGAACTGTTTGACACGGGTTCGGATAGTATCGAGGAAGCGACCTTCATCCGAACCGTTGATAACAATGTATGAAGCACCAATCTCTTCACACAGGGCTTTGGCAACTGTAGTCTTACCAACGCCAGGAGGGCCAGACAGAAGAAGATTAGCGATCTCCCCCTGCTCTACAAATCCAGTGAATACTTTCTTTAACGAATCAGGGAGGATACAGTCTTCGATTTTACGAGGACGATATTCCTCCACCCACAGAAATTTTTTCATCAAGGTTCAAGCGCAATGTAATATGTAACGTCAAGGTTGAGATGCTTCCACTCAGAAATGTGATGCTTGGAAACACCGACTGTGTAATCACCTTGAAGAAGACGAATGTTCTCAACCTTTAGGTCAAGCGAATGCGTTCCTTCAAACGTGCCTGGTACAATGATATCATACGTGTTAGAAGTTGACACTTCATTGTCGCGGACTGAGAGAACAATCTCTTCATCAGAGCTGATGTTCAGGTCAGGTAGTTTGTAGATACCAGTTGCTTTCTGAATAGCAGCGATGTTAGCAGCAGACAGAGTGAACTGAATATCAGAACCAGGATACTTTACGGATTTGTCAGGTGCAGTTTTGAGCGTAATCTCAGGGTCCGAAAAATAATACTTGACACGGCTACGTCCATCTTTGATAGTAACATAATCAGCATTGTCAAAGACCAGAGAAGGATTGTCAAACAAACTAAGACCAGCGAGAAACTGATTGAGATCATAAATCGCAAAGGTCTGAGGAAAAGACTCCTCCACATTTGCCGCAGCCAGGATGTTCTCAGCGTTGGAAATGGTTCGTAGCGTGTTGCCTTTTTTGATGATGATGCCATTATTAATCGTGGCGAAGTTTTTTAGAATATTCAGAGTAGTTTGGGAAAGTGCGACTGTGCTCATTTAAACTCCTGTAGACCGTTCTGTGTGCGAGTGTAGTGACCATCAAAGTTAAGCAGAAGCATTGCGTAATGAATCACCTTAAGAAGATCACGTTTATTACGACCTTCTTTGTCACCATAACGACTTCCATACTTAAGGATATTCGCTTGACAGAAAGGAGCAGCGAGTTTCTTTGCTGCCATCAGATCAATCGTTTGGATATCATCATACCCTTCTTCATCACCGCAGTAATGACCATGATATGTGCTCACTACATAATCCTCAACATCCTTGAGAATTTTGTCCTCATTGTATTTCCATTGCATAATTAGAGTTCCTTGATAATAGAATCTATCTGGTTAGTATAGCATCTTGTGGTGAAGTAGTCAACCTCCGTAGTGTAACGTTGACCTAGATAACATGGAATTTCTTCACCACTATGAAGTTCCATGACTTTACATTTGATTAAAAAAACACCCCCATCCGTCAGGCGAATGAGAGTGTGGCGAGAGAGATTATCAAACATCAGAAGGGATCAGATTCAACAGTCAGATCGGGTTGAGTGGTTTCGGTGGGTTGAGCATCAATGGAAGCATCAATCTTGGTATAGAGTTCCATGAAAGATTGCTTGGTTTCATCATCAAAACGAGCAATACAAACTTCGATTGCTTTCTTGCGCTTGCCGAAGATGCTGAAGGCGCGGATAACATGAACCAGACGACGAGTGGAAATGATTTCATCAACACCACCATCGTAGAAGGTCTTACGAATAATCTCTGCCCAAGCAACCAAACGACCGACAAATTCTTCATCGTAGCAATTCAGCGACTCAGAAGCTTTCTTGAGAATAGCAGTCTCAACCTTAGGAGTAGGATATGCCTGCTCAAAGGTCACAGGGAAACGCTCAAGGAATGCTTCGTTGAGAACGTTGGTGCCGATAAAACGACCATCATCACTACCCTTACCTTTGGTGTTGGCAGTAGCAACAACGTTGAAACCAGCAGCGGGTTTGACATACTTGCCGATCTTCTTAAGGAAGACGCCCTTACCCTCAAGCACAGACTGAAGGCAGAGGATTTTGTTAGAGGCAAGGTCAATCTCATCCAGCAGAAGAATAGCACCGCGATTCAGTGCTTGAACCACAGGACCATCATGCCACACGGTCTCACCATTGACAAGACGGAAACCACCAATCAGGTCATCCTCATCGGTCTCAATAGTGATGTTAACACGAATCAACTCACGCTTCAGTTGAGCACAAGCTTGCTCCACACTGAAAGTTTTACCGTTACCAGAGAGACCAGTGATGAAGATAGGATAATACTGGCGAGAAGAAACAATCTTCTTAATATCACTAAAGTTACCAAAGCTGACGAAGGAAGCATCTTTCGCAGGAATAAAGTTTTCGGGGGTTTCTGCCACAGGTTCAACGGCGGGTTGATTATAAGTTTGTTCCAGTTGCTCGATGGCAGTCAGATGCCACATGCCACGATGAACCTTAAACTGTTCCAGTTTTTTAGTGAGAGTTTGGTAAGACATACCAACTTCATCAGCATAAGCACGAACGTCAGCAGCAGTGACGACGGAACCAAAACGCTCGATGATGGGGGCGACTTCAAAGTTTTTCATGGTGTGGGTTGTTTGGTATGTGAATATTATAGGGCAAAAAGGGCGGGGGCACAAGCCCCCATTGATCAGATCAACTGATGAGTGAGGCAAAGGAAGTGAGCATCTTCTTATTGACGCCCTTTTTAGTAAGTGCTTTAGTGAATGCCTTACCGATTTCTTTCTCAGTAGCATCTTCATCAACATCAAATTGACTAGTGGCAGCGAGAGCATCAGTGCCCATCAGATAGAGTGCCTGATAACCAAGATGCTCAACAAGTTCAGCGGACTTGTTTTTCTTCCACTGTTTTTGAACTTCATCCCAAGAAGTTTTACAATCTTCGGCATTGTAGGTAGTGTTAAGACCACGACCATTTACCAGACGAATACCAATCAGGTTTACATCAGGGAAGCGGTCACGGACATTCTGGAGAAACACTTTGGTGATTTTATCAGAGTTACCATAGTAACCACCATCATCAAAACGAGCATACACACGACCAGTTTTACGATCACGCAGAACACAATCATTGGTTACATGATTCGTGCCAATACGAATACCATACTTCTGGTCAGTGTAGTAGTTGATGCTGGCAGATTCGCCGTCAGTCAGAATAATAACGTTGGTCTTTTGAACCTTGTTACGCTTCTGAAAGGCAGGGATAAGTGCGGTCAGAGAAATAGCAGCTTCGTGAAGAGGAGTGCCAGACAGACCATAACCAGCAGGCATAGAGTAACCACAGTAGCTACCATTGCCAACAACAAGACGCCAGAAGTTTTTAAGTTGTGCTTCAAGATCTTTGCCATTACGACCATTACCACTGACAAGATTCAGCAGACGGAAGTGTTCACAAAGTTTAACTTGACCCGCTTTAGGAGTTTGAATTTTGGTGGGTTTAGTACGAGTGCTAGAAGAATAATCGTAAGATTTATGATACCAATAGTCATTGGTAAAAGCATAGATGTCGAAAGGAATCTGTACTTTCTTACAGAACCAAGCAAGGTTGAGAAGTTGCTTAGCAGTATCTTGAAGAATACCACCCATAGAACCAGACCAGTCAAGGATAAAAATCAGACCGTGATTCTTGCCATCTGGCACAACATTAATTTTTTTAAATACATCTTCATTCCACTTGTAAGTGTGAAGCATAGCAGTATCAAGGATGCCAGTTTTAGCAGTGCTAGCACGAGCATACTGATCGGCAGACTTACGCATCTCAAACTCTTTCACCAGATAGTTAACCTCGCGTTGAGCTTCAGCACGGAAAGTCATGTACTGTTTGTCAACTTCAGCAAAGAGTTTTTGAGATTGCTCACCAAAACAAGTATTACAATCCAACATGACTTCTTTGTTAGAGATAACAAAAGATTCTACTTTAACATCAGGCAACTCAATATAGTTGAGATGTTGTGATTGAGGATACTGACTAATCAGTTGTTTCTGATTCTCAGTGAATGCCTTGTCGGTTTCAGACTCCAAAGTGTTGGTTTGACCAGCACCATTGGTAGCACCTTCGCCACGATTCTCAGGTTGATCAGAATCAGCACCCTTAGTTTGGTTGCCATCACCAGACACTTGCTGAGGTTGTTCACCATGACCTTCACCACCCATATCTTGAGTGGAATCACCCCCTCCTTGAGTAGTGTTCTCAATATCAAGTTGCGCCTCAACAACCTGCTGTTGTTCCTGTTCTTCAGTATATTGAAGAATCTTGCGAGCAACATCTACAACTTGCTCAAAGGTTTCGGCATCAGCAAGCTCATCCACCAACACTTTCTCTTCGGGTTTCCAAGTGAATACTTCACCAGCATGGATACCTACCTTGAAGTAAAGGTTGATACGATCAATCAGAGCGTAAGTATCCATACTACGCCCACCAATACAGAAGAAATCTTGATCTTGAAGTTCTTTATAACCAGCATAAAAATTGCGAGAAAGACCAGGAAACTTACGCTTCATCAGTTTCTCGATACGAGCATCCTCACACACGTTCAGGTAGGACTGAGGAATGCCGTAGTCATCACCCCACTTATCAGGAGTGTAGATAGCATGACCCACTTCATGACCCACCAGCATATCGTATACGTTGGCAGATGCCCGCTCCCACATAGGCAGCGTAAGGATACGGTCTTTAACGTTAAACATCGCCGTCTCAACAGGGCGGTGCTCTACGATAAGATTCTCGGTAGCGAGCAGGCGAGCGAGATTGCCCTTGACTTCGGCGTTTAACATCGGTCTCTTTCGTTGATGAATCAACTATACAGCAAAGGGGTTGCCGCAGCAACCCCTGTTAAATTATTCTGATGTTTCGTCTGTGACATATGAGAAGTTCTTATGCTTCTCAAAGCGTAGGCATCGGTCAAACTTGTCTGCCATATTGTCACGGTGAGAGATAACAAATACGTTTGTCTTGTCATCAAAGGTTTTGAGAATCCATCCAAGATCACTATTGCCAGATTGGTCAAGTGATCCATCAAAGATTTCATCCAGAATCAAAAGATTAGTATCCACGCTATTCTTAAGTTTAGCAATAGAACGCCAAGTAAGCAGCAGAGCAATATCGATTCTAGCCTTTTCGCCTTCACTAAAAGATTCATAACTAAATTCATCTCTGTAACGTGATTTGATTACCTCTTCAAAACTTTCGTTGAGCATAAACGATGCTGGAAATTCCATCTTATCAAGGTAATCGTTGATAAGTTTATTCATCGTTGGGAGGTATTTTTTGATGATGCGCGTTTTGATGCCCGAGTCTTTAAGAAGCTGCGCCGCTGTGAGTAAGCAGTCTTTTTCTTCTTTTGTTTCTGAAATCGTTTCTTGGATTTGCTTCCCGTCTTCGCTGAGGGATTTAAGTATTGAAAACTGCTCCCGTTGATTGACATCTGAATCCCGCAGTTTTCTGATGTCGTCGTCCAGCTCTTCAATTCTTCTATGAAGTGACTTAATTTCATTATTGAGTTGTCGGTTCTTTAGATTGAGTTCGTTTATTTCATCAATCAAAAGAATAAAGGTATTCTCTTTACTTTGGAGATCGGAAAGTTGTTGTCCCAAATCAGACATAGCTTTCTCCACCTCAACAAGTTTATCCGAGAGAACTTGGATCTTCTCTTGTTTAAAATGCTCCTCAATGTTTTGTCCACAGGTTGGACACGTATCGTTCTGCTCAAAGAATATTTTTTCTTTATGATGTGACTTTTGTTTGGTTGTAATTTTGTTTTTGAGCGAATCGACCTTAGCAATTGTTGCTTTAATTTTCTGCGTGTCTGAAACGGCAGCGGTCTTAACGTTGATTTCCTTGTCGTTATTGAGGATTTGTGTCTCATAATCTAGAGCTTCTGTTAACAGAGATTCTTTCTTATTCTCTTTCTGTTGAATGTCTTCCTTATTCTTCTTTTCAATATCAAGCATAAACTGCTTCTGCATATCAATCTTCTCTTTGACGAGAGACAGTTTATATTCGTGATCTTTTAATTCGTCGTTAATTACTTTAATTTTTTCTTTTAAGTTGACATTCATCGTCGAGAAGATTTGAATGTCTAGAATGTCTTCAATGATTTCTCTACGAGCTGCCAAAGGAAGACGCATGAATGGCACAAAGGTCGATGACCCTAGCACAACAATTTGAGTAAACGATTTATAATTCATCTTCAGAATCGTTTGCTCAAAATGTTTCTGTTGATCTACAGCAGAAGAATCTTGGTTTAGTAGCGCACCATTCTGATAGATTTCAAACTTGTTGGGTTTGATACCACGAATCACTTTGTATTTATTATTACCAATATCAAAGTTAACTTCCACAACACAATCCGATTGATTGATGGAGTTGAGAAGTTGTGGTTTATTAATCTTTCGGAATGGTTTGCCAAACAAAGAGAAAGTGAGAGCATCTAAAATTGTTGACTTACCAGCACCATTGGTTCCAACAATCAAACTACTTTTTCTATCAGTCAGTGAAATCTCTGTAAAATGAGCACCAGTAGAAAGAAAGTTTTTCCATTTAATGGTCTTGAATATAATCATAATCTCTAGGAGGAACAATAATGTCGTCTGGTTCAATAATAGTGTACTTCATTCCTTTCATTTCACACACCTGTATACCTGCTTTAGGATCAACTTCGTGTGTGGTGAGTGGTGGTAAACTACCTTCAGAATCATTTGCTTCTAGCAAACCGAGATACCTCTCGGCATCTTCTTCTTCTTTGAAGAAGTATACCACATGATCACCCTCGTCGTCAACGACCGAATAAACTCCATCGGGATGCTCGGCAAGGGTGATAAGAAACATTTATACTACCTCACAACTCTCAATATATAGGGTCTTCATAATACTTTTTAACTTTGCTTTGTCTACGGCAATTTCTACCTCGTCAATATATTCGTTAAGAAGTGTAAGAGTGTCTTTGATTTCCACATTCTCATCGTCTTCCACGAAAGAATCATTAACCAAAGTTTCAATAATTTTAACGTCGTGCGGTTGAGTAGCAAACACAGAGTCTACAAACTTCTCAAACTCAGTATAGTCTTTCTTATCTTCTACGATAATCTTGACAAAAGAATTTGAACACTCACTGGTATCGAAGCTGAGATGAGAACCAGTAGAATCATTATAATAGATTTTCTGGAAAATCTCATAAGGGTTCTTGACCCGCTTGAGTTTATTTGTCGTTGGTTCATAAAGGTGAACTCCTCGCTCGTCTTTATAATCATTCCAGAACATCTGGTAAGGATTACCCAGATAGGTGATGTTACCTCTGGATGATTTGTGGTGGTAGTGTCCCGAGAATACTTGTTTGAACTTTTTGAAAATCTTAGGATCCATACCATGATCTTGTGTATTCCCAGGAGTCACTTCAAAACCAGATAGTTCAAGGTGACCCATAGCAATCTCAGCACCAGTATCTTCAATGTGCTTCATGGTTTCCTCATAGTTAGAGGAGTTAATCCAGGGCAACATCAGAATCTTAGCGCCATCAATCATTACAGTCTCTGGACGAGAATAGATTTCAATGTTACTAAAGTCCTTGAGCAGAAGTTCTGGGGAATTAATCTCGTTAGTATTCTTGTAGTAGGTACAATGATTACCAAGAATCATGTGAACGAAGATACCCATATCTTCAAGGCGTTGAAAATAATAACTACGCACACGGTTCCAAACATTGAAATCAATCCCCTTACGATTATCAAACGTATCACCGAGGTCAATAACAGTCTTGATTCCATGTCTCTCCAGTGTTGGGAAAAAGATGTCGTCGTAGAATTTTTTGAAGTATTCCCAGAACGCGACACTACCTTTTCTCCCGTCAAGATGTTGGTCAGTAATAAGAGCTACGGTCATCGTTTAGATCTAATCTCAAGGTTTTCTTTGATGCTGTTCATGTCGGCATGACTGCTATTATAACCAGACATATCGCCACTGTAACTATCTGTATACAAAACTTCATCGTATCCAGATCTTTCAAGCAATTTATTTTTTGTTTCTAATTGCTTTTTCTCTTTAGCAATCCTACGAAGGAAAGCAAAGTAAATAACTTGAGTGAAATATGCAAAAGGATTTGTTGATTTTTCTGGATTAAAATTGCTAATATACATGACGCAATTTTCTACTCCGTCTCCTATCATATCATCCCTAAACATATAATTTACAAAGTTAGGTTTATACGATAAGTGAGTGGCAATCTTGAAAAAGCACTCTCCAATATAATTTGGAATACGTGGTCGTGGTTTTCCTTGATTAGCTGCTTCTTCACAATGAATCCTATAGAGCACCAAAGCGTCCAAAAATTCCCTGTTATTAACGTAGTTCTCTGTTTTTTTCTTGGTCATTTTTGACACTAACGTATTTGTGCTCATGGACTCATCTTATTCGTTATCAAATTTTATCATACCATAACAAAATTGTAAAGGGCTTGACAGACCCCCTAAACCCGTATATAATAGCAGTATTGCGCTTTCAAGATTTATTATAGATCTGTTCTAAAATACTTCTAGCTTCTTTAGTTGATGTGATGTAACCATCCATAATTTTTGAGTCTTGGCGATGCCCTGGAATACCGCCATTTCTTAACATATATTGTTCTTGTTGTTTTCTTTGTAGGTGTTGTTCATAAAAAGAAACAATCCTTCCATCAGTTTCAATCATTGTGATAATTTGAGGACGAGGAATAATAAACATATCTTCATGTGTAGCTTGAATCCAAGATTGAAATTCAAATCCTTCTATTTTAATTCCTTTCTTCTTGGACTCAGTACGCACTACAATTCTTGGATTAAAAATAATAATTACATCATCATCGGAATCATAGGAAACTTTTCCTACCAATTCTTCACCAGAAGTTAATTTAATAGTGGCATAAAATTCTTCTTCCATATTATCTTAAATCTAGTTTGATGATTTCTACATTAAATTTTTCTTCTTCGTAAATTTTTAAACGCTCATCCAAATGTTTAAGCGTATAATTTTTTTGTGGTGTGCGACAATACTCATCAGCAATGTCATAAAGAGTAGCGTAGGTTTTGTTGTTACCTTTACGCAATACACGACCAATTGATTGTAAATTTCTTACTCTTGATTTTGATGGAGAAGCAAATACAACATTGTGTAAATTACGAATGTTGATACCTGTACTAAATGTTCCGTATGAAGCAACAATCACTGCGTTGTTTTCAGTTTCAGTGATGCGTCTAATCTCTTCGCGTTCTTCTGTATCTACACCACCATAGACCAGAAAAACTTTACGACCTTCTTCGGCAACACTATTTATCGCTTCATAAAGTGGTATCCCATGACGTTCAACATAATTGAAGAGAACCAAAGAGTTTCCTTCGAGGTCACGAACAAGATTTTTAATTAGACGATTGCGTTTAGGATTGTCAACAATCGCATCAATCTCTCCTTGATAATCAAAGAACTCTGTTTTCTCGTGCTTCAATAAAAGAACTTTAATTCTAAAATCTGATAGATGACCTTCCTTGATAAGTTTCTCTGTTTTGGTGACGTGCTTACACTCACCAAACAATCCTTCTAGCACCCACTTGTGTGTAGCAGAACCATCTAGTGTTCCAGTGAAACCAAAACGATACTTAGCTTCATGTAGTTTAGTCATGATGCCAGTAAGAGATTTTGATTTGAATAGGTGTGCCTCGTCACCAATCACACAAGAGAAATCATCGAACCAACGTTTAGGAAACTTGTAGATAGATTGCCAAGTAGAAATGATAACTGCTTTCTCTACGTTCTTATCTTTACCACCATAAATTTTGTGGCAGTGTTCTTCTACATCCCAACCATAGTCTTCAAAGTCTTTATACATTTGTTCCACTAGTGAAGTTGTAGGAACAACGATAAGAGTTTTCTTTCCTGTCTTTTTATATTCTGATGCATAATAGTAACGCACCAAAGAATAAATCATCAAAGATTTACCTGAAGCAGTTGGAGATAATAGAAGTCTGCGATTGTTTAACAGTGCTTCGTATACTGCTTGAACTTGATAGTCGCGTGGTTCGTGGTTAGGACACACTGCGCCCATGAAACCTTTAACACCTTCTAAAGTAATCTGTTGATTCTTTTCTTCTACATCTCCATAGAATTTATTGGGTTTGTAATCAATTGAATAATTTTTGATTCCGCACCATTCTTTAAGATGTGTGATGAGACCACAATAGAGCTCGCCTGTTCCTGGCGAGTAGAGTCGTATCTTACCATCCCACATGCCACTTCTATACTGGGGCATAAACTTGGCGTTAGGGATATCGAATGTGAAATAATCTGCGAGCTCATAGTGAACGTGTGGTTCTGCGTTGATTGTTAGAAAGATGTTATTCTTCTTTGCGACTACCAGATTTGTCATTAGGTGTTTCCGTTAATAAATTTTTCCCACTCAATAGCGTTTTTAATTTGGAAACTTCTGTTAGAAATCATCTTAAGAATATTATCTAAAAAGAAAAGTGCCTTGTTAATAAACTCTATTTTCATCTCAATGTTAATTAAATCCTCATCCGCCTCTAGATATACTTTCATCTTTTCGGATGTTTTGATGGATTGCCCAAATGGTTTTTCTTTGTAAACTTCTGGATCGGCTTCGCCTTGGTAATATTCTCTTTTTTGTTTTAACTTCATACGATACTGGTATTCCAGTGCTGTTTTCTCTGTGGAGAAATCTGTATAAAAGTTTAAATATTTATTGTGCTGATAAGGAATGTCTAGCGAGATTTGTGCTAGATC